GAAATCCCCCCACACGCGCACGGTGATTGAGCTCGACAGGTCGTAGATAGGAGATACCCACGTCCCGGTTAGCACATTGCCATCATGGGAGCATTTCAATACGGCTGTGGATGCATAAGTGCTGTTGGTGGTATTGCTATGTGAACCGACTGAGAAATCCCAGTTCCATGTCGTTTCCCGCGCCGTATATCCCGCCGGCCTGAACACCGTGACGGACCCGCTGCGCTTCGTGTCGCTGTAGCGACCCCGGTTGTCCTTCGGGGCCAGCCAGAAGGTGAATGAGCCGGGCTTGAACCCGCTCAGGCGGATCTGGGCGCTCTTGAACGTCCCGACATAGATGCCGCCTTCCCAAGTGTCTCCCAGGCGGACTTCATAGCCCTCGACATCGGGATCCGTGATGTCGTCCGTCAAGATGGTTACGGTATCACCCGCCGCAACGACGCTGATTGCTGCCGGTGCCGACGGAGCGGTGGTTTTGCCCGACACGACATGCGCCGCAGAGTACGCCGACGCAAATGTCTCCTTGCCGCCCCAGATGTTCACGCTCACGATCTTGACGGTGTAGGTCTGCCCCTCCTCGACGGGGTCGATCTGGAAATCGCCCGTTGCCGTGCCGATATTGTTGTAGTTCGTGCCGCCGTCGAGGCTCACCCATATTTCAGCGTGATCCCAAAACGGATAGGACGTAGCTGCGGGCGGGTCAAAGTTGATTAACAGTCGGGTGTGCGTCCGATTGGCCCAGGAGTAGGTTTCCTCGGATATCGTGACGTTGATGACATTGGGGACCGTCGCCGTGGGGTCGGGAAGGGTCGTGTCGTGATAGTTGTGCGATGCAATGTCTAATACATCGTTGTAAAAGGCGCTCGACTCCTCAACTGCCGATATGGCAACCTCCATCGCAGGCGTTACCGTGACGGCATTCACCCTGAAAACCTTGCTCGACCATCCGGGGAACGTGTGTGTCATGGTTACGAGGTCGTGAGGTTCCAGGGCGAGGCAGCGGGAATGCCCCGTAAAATTGATCGCCTTATTGACGCGGAACCGCTCAAGGTGATAATTTCCCATCTGCATGGCGTGCTCGTAGTCCGTAATGCCAAGCAGTTGCACCGTTTCCTCTCGGAAATCCCCGTCGGCGGTAATGGACGTTGAATCGGAGACAACGTAATCGTCAACAATGAATTTGTTATCCGTATTGCAGAACTTCACGCGGACGGCGTTGGGCGTGTCGAATACGGACGGCTGAGATATTTTCAGTGACGATACCCCGCCCGCTTCTACGATGTCCGATTCCCCGAGGTTCATCACGACGGACTCGGAATCCCAATCCCGGTAAAGCAATTTGAATTGGGTTTCGGAATAGATGACATCGCCCCGGTAGGTATCAATAATCTGCTTGAGATTGTCGATTGCCGCCGAGTCGTCGCGCAGGACAAGGCCGAGAGTCCAGCCCTTCGTGTCACAGAAGTTGGCTGCATCGTCCACGGAGGCCGTCACGACACGGGCCGTGTCAATCCCCATGCCTCCCCGGCGAGAGCTTCGCGTAATGAAATCGTAGGCGCACAGGGCGGGGTTTGCGCTGTATCCCGTGGTGCTTGTCCTAGTATCGTAGACCTTGAGCCCTTCCACCTCAACCGTGATATTCGGCAATCCCTGCCATTTGTTCTGGTCGTAGGTGAGTTTCATGTAGATGTATGCCGTGTTGCGAAGCGGGTCGTTCCAGACATCTTCCGGGGACATTCCCGCCGTGGCCGTTACGAGGGCCGCGTGCGCGTTTTGCGTCGAGGTGCCCGTGTAGACCTGATACGATACGAGGGAGCCGTATTCGGTATAAAGCTTATCATCGAGCCAAATCTGATCGACCCCGCCGACCTGATGGATGCCGTTGATTTCACCCTCTCCGATGATGCCGACAAGATGCAATTCGTTGTTATTCGTGCCCGTCGTTATCATGTAGCAGACGTTCACGGGGACGCGTTGCAGGCCGTAAATCAGGGGGATGTTGTCCTGATTGTCCTTACTGTCCACCATCTGCCCGCGCGTAGCCTCTTCCAGCGCCTTGAGGGGGTCGTTCTGGTTCGCCCCTAGCATCTGCACTAGGCTGAACAGACTCGACATGACGGCAAAGAAAATGGCTTCAACGCCCATACCGCCACCCCTGTTCGATGGTGAAATACTTGTCTGCCCCGTAAATCCGCACTTTTCTGTCCTTTACGACGGTCAAAAACTGCCTTTTACCGGCATACACGCCCGGAATCCGCTGCCCGTTCTCCCCTATTTTCACAATGAGGACATCGCCCCTTTTCAGGAAATGTGTGTCGATCCTGCTACAGTATGCGTCTAAAAGGCGCTCAAGGACGGCAAGGCCCGCCTCGGGGTCCGACTCAAACCGTTGTGCGTAGGTTTCAAGGGTCCATCCCTCAAATTCCTTGGGCACCTTCCATCCCATCTTGCGCTGCGTCATGATAACGAGCCCCATGCAATCGAAGGCGTCCGGGCCGGTTGCCCCTGCCTTGTACGGCTTGCCCACTAGCTCGGCTGTGAACTTGGCCCAAATCACCTAGGCACCCTCCCCCACCACAACTGCTTTTCCATCAGGGCCGGGAGGAACCGAAACCCGCCGAAATTGGCCTGATTGCCCAACTCCGCGCACCTTGAATAGCTCTGATCGCACCATCCTCCCGCGCCTGCGTAGGTGCATTCCGTTCCCTTGAATACCCACGGGCAGGTGGCCGAGGCGGTCCTGAGAGGCCGCTTTCGCCACAGTACAAGCTCGTTTAAGGCCCGGATCGTCGCCCGGTCCTCCGTAAGCTCCCACTCCCCAACAATGCCTTGAAACAGGTTTGTGAGCCCCAGGACGGTCCCTGCGGCGTTCATGACGCCGTGGCTGATAATGATGGTCCGGTTGCGGGCATCTTCACCTAGCAGGTACGCGGAGAGCGCCAGAGAGGCATTGCCGAACTCAACTGTAACCTGATCGACGGAGAGGGCGGCGGCGTAGGCAATATCGGCAAAGGCGAGCGGGGCGGGCGTATAGCGAATATCGTTGTAATGCACGGGGCGGTCTGCGTCCGTGTAATACAGGGTAATGGCCGAAAGGCGAAGCTCAACCGTATAAAAGTAGCTGAATTGCTCCGCTTCCAGTTGCGCGTTAATGGCCGTTGAAATCGTTTTCATGTCGCTGGCGGGAGTCCTTTCAACTCCACCGTCATTTTGTAAAGCCCCGGCTCGAAAAGGGACCGGCTCAACGTATCATCCTTGAACCGGCACCGAACTTTCTGGTAACCCGTGAAATCTGCCGTCAGGACATCGCCCGAGGATGGCGTAAAGGCTAAACTCAGGGTGTCCGCATCGTCCGTCCCTGCCGTCGTGTTGACGGCGTAGGTTGTCGTACTCAGCACCGAGCCGTTCTTATAGACCGCCACGGCGCAGGAATCCTTGCAGGGCAGGGTGTAGACCGTCGCCGCCCCGTCCGCGACGGCGATATAAGCACCGGATACCGTGTACTTCTGGCTCCACGCTTCCCCGATGTAGTAATGGAATGCTTCGTATGCGCCCTTGCGGGACTCGAAAAAGCTCCACAGGGTGCTCATGCATGACGTGGGCACGGCGTTGTATTGCAGGGTTACGTCGTATTGCGGGGCGGTCCACTTCTGCCTGCGCTGCTCGTTACCGTCATCGAATATGCTAATAACGGTCTTATACCGCGCCTGCGTGACATGCTCGTAAGACGGGATCGGGGTTGTCGGGTATTTAGCCATTATTTCGCCGTCCTCATAATGGTGCGCCGGATGCTCTGATTGCCCTGTAATGCCCGCTCGACGGGGTCCGTAATGGCGGCAGGGTTGCGTCTGCACATATCGTAGAAGCTCTGCGCGTCCGCTGCCGATATGTTGATGTTGATTACGCTCCCCCCGCCCGCTGCCTGTATTCCCAAATCGCCGCTTGCCGTCCTCTTGAGGGGCATAACCGCTTCGGGGCCAGCCTCGCCCATGAGCCCCATACCGTTAGCCATAGGAAACACGGTAGGCCGATGGACGATACCGCCAGCCGCGTAAGGGATAAGCCCGCCCTTGGCAAAGAACATCCCCGAACTGCCACCGAACATGCTGAACAGGTCGCCACCACCACCTCCACCGAACAGGCCCGACAGCAACCCCCCGAATCCCCCCCCGCCTCCCCCGCCCCCACCTTGCAGTGCTGCACTGAGGCTCTTCGCCATCGGTTCAAGCACGGCAATCTTGAAAAGCAGGGTATTCAGTTGGATGAGCGCCGACCGAACGAAATCCTTGAACCGGAATTGCCCCGTATCGCAAAACTCGGCAAAGGCGTACTCCATCGTCCTGAACACGCCCACGGTGTAGTCTTCCATCAGCTTGCCGTAAGACTGATATTCTTTTTGCAGATCACTCAGCGCCTTGTAGGCTCCGGCAAACGGATCTTTTCGGAGTGTTTCCTCAACCCTCACGCGC